GGTGACCTCCAAATTCACCTGTTCACCTGATGGTGCTCTAACAACTCTTTTTAAATCCAAAGATGGTTCATTTTCTTTTATGAATTTTTTAATAAATTTTGAATCCATAATTGGAAGATTATTTACCATTTGTGAAATTTTTTCTCTATCTGTCTCACCATTAATTTCAACAATATGTTTCATTAATTTCCAAGTAACTCTTGGAGGTGTCATATTAGTAGGATAACTTTCAACCATTTTATCTATTTCAATGATTTCACCATAAGTCAGTGGTTTAAGTTTTACATTCGCTTCACTACGTGGTAATTTTACATTGTAATGTCCGTTTTCATCAGGTGTTGAATTTGGTTTAACAATATTTAATTCATCCAAAACTATTGTAGCTTCGAATGGTTTGTTTGTTAATGGGTCAGTCAATGTGAGTGTGTATTCAGGACCGAAAGATGTATTTCTCAAATAAATTAGAATTGCTTCAACATCACCCTCTAAAAGTTCTTCGGGTCTGATATCTGTTTCGTAAAGTTTACTTCGTATTAAAGTAGTAACAACATTTACATTAGGATTAGAAATTCCCCCTAAAATTATGTTTTCATCATTAGCTGTAAGGTAACCAACTTTTACAGATTTCTTTTTGTTCTTATAAAAAATACCACCCGATGGTAAAGGAACTACATCGTGTGGTAAATTAAAATTTTCAGTACCGGCTTTTAATATATTAGCATCCATTGTTTTTTTTATTATTAAAATAAACTAATAATAAAAAAATTAAATACTTTTTTTTAGTATACTAATATACATCTATCCATTCTAAGGTTTGCTTGGATTGTTGCTATTTTGTCATCACTATATGATAGTCCTTGAAAATCAACGTTAGTTAAAAAACAACCCTCAAGTATCCATTTTTCAACAACTACACCAGTTGGGTCTAACATCTCCAAATCAACATTTTTCTTATATCCCGCAGCATACCCCATACGACCTGTTACAGATTCAGCATGAAGACGAACCCATTCCATAAGTGCTTGTGCTGCAGATGGACCGATAGGGTCTCTAAAAGTAACAGAAATTTCTTCCCAGTTAAATCTACCTGCAACATATGTTGAAGTGTTTAAAAATGGGATTTCAACCGAGTTTATCTTAACTTTTGGTCTAGATGTTGATTCCACGAACCATTCATTAATACCTAAAGAAGAAGGAAATCTCATAATAAACCTATTCTGTCTTTTAGGTTCATAAGGTATGGGCATTTTCATCAATAAATCAGCCATCGTATTTCAGTTTAAATTTTTATTCTTTTTTATTTTAAATATAAATATCTTATTATTTTTTTTCTATTGACTTTATAAAATAAAAAAAGTATTATTATACTAGAACTAGTTAAATATTATTAATATAATATTTTATATTAATTTATATAATATTCTTTTTATTCTAGTTTCTAGTTGTAATTCTTCTTCATCTGGTTTGTATTCCTTTTTAATACCTCCGTGTGTTGAAAATATTTTAACATCTTTTACCCCCTTACTCATAGCCTTAATATTTCTCGGGTCATCATCAGAAAATCCTATCATAGGAACAAATTTATTTCTTATTTCGTTTTCTATTTTTTTAGATAATCTTAAGTTTAATTTTTCAGCTTGACCTTGAACATATTGTTTGAATCTATTCATTGTTGTAATTTTAGCTACTTCAGGATTTGTTGCTGACCCTTCCCCATAAGAAACAGGATAATACCTATTCATTTTTAGGTACTTCATTATTTCAGTTTCTTTATCAGCTGGATTTTCACCAGAGTTAATTCTCATTTCTTTTAATGAATCATATAGAGAATCAGAATCAATTCCACCTCTATTTGAATCTATAAGTTTTTTAACCCCCATCATTAGTGTTGATGGTCTATGTCCTCTTGCAGTAATAATTGCAAACAACGAACCATTATTAATTGCTTCTACAAAATCAGGCCATGCAGCATCATTAGCTAATTCAGCACTCATTACATCCTTTAAGAATTTACCATCCCCAGTAACTCTAAAATCTCTGAATGGGTCTGGTGCAAAATTTACGATAGTAAAACCCTCATATTCAAAAGGTTCTTTTCCTATCTGAGTTCTATATTCAGCAAAATCCTCAGTTCCCATACCAACTTCTTCTCCATCATCATCTAATAAGTAGATTTTTGTTGGCATATACATTAAGTTATCATCCCAATCAAAAGCATAATACTTCATTGGGATTTCTCTTTCTTCAAATTCTCTAAGTAATTTAATAATTGTATTTCTCATACTAATAAATATGTCTTAATTAAAAAAAGGAAGATGGTTTATTATCTTCCTTTTGTTCAATTTATCGTAATGATAGCTCAAATTTTAACGAACCACAATCCCAAATTCTATCATAACCTTTTAGTTTCATAATTTCCCACTCTGTCATATTTTTATCATAACCCTCCTTAACAAGTACATCCTTTCTAAACACAAATCTATGATGTCTATTTAGATATTTATCAGTTTTAATATACCAATAATTTGGTGGTGTTTTTGATGTATATTGAAAACCATTTTTGTGATAAACTGTGTTGTTTGGATTAATACCCGACCATCTGATATCTGCAAAAGTTTCTATTTTATGTGGATTGATGTTATTGATAAAATATTTTAACAATTTAGAGAATCCTCCAACAATTGTAGTGAACTTTTTATTACTAAATCGGATTAATTCATATTCGTCAGAAATGATATCTTTATTACCTAACGATTTTCTTTTTTTTCCAAAAGTCATTACAGATACTAATTCATTTTCAAAAAAAAGACCATATCTAAATTTATCAATAGTATAACCTTGTAAATGATTTTCATTCAAAAATTCCATAGATTGTTTTTTTGTGATTTCTTGAGCATTACATTTTCTACCATAAATTTTACTATTTAAATTCAATTTACTCGATAACTTAGATAATACGATATCTGTTTTTAACATAATTTCATCTTCATAGAATTGAATCAAATTAATATTTTTATCATTCGAAAGAATCGTTTTGTCAATATGATATAATTTTGTCTTTTCTCCACTTATTTCAGAATGAAAATAATTACCATTTACCTCAATTCCAAGATTGAAATCGGGTAAAAAAATATCAATTTCTTTACCATTTAATATTTTTCTGTCGGCATCAATATGTTTTATATTATTCGTATTTAAAAAATCTTTAATTTTTTGTTCTAAGTTGGAATTTTTGGTAATTGGGTAACATTTTCTACAGATTGGTATTTTACCACTACCTAATAATGTACTACTAAAAATGTTTTCACATTTAGTACACTCGAAAGTATAAGATTGTGAGGTATTACCATTTTTATTTTGTTTATAATCATCTAATAACTTCAAATTTTGTTCATCTAATTTGGGGAGTAGTTTGTCTAAATGTTTTATTTTAATTGTGTTTTTTAATTTATCCACAAATTCTTGTAAATACATAGGACTCTTAACTCCATACTTCTCTATGAAAAGTTTATCTCTATTTTTTTTAAACTCATCTAATTTGAATAAAGAATCCTCACCATACTTTTCATATAACACTTGTTTCGACTTGTTAATTCTATTTTCTTTATTGACCTCTTTTTTATTCCAAATTGTTCTACATTCATTGGAACAAAGTTTTCTTTCGTGTTTTTTTCTTTCTGTAAAACTATTACCACATTGGATACAAGTTCTGTTTTCCCTCACGCTTTCATCTTTCTCCTTACCAAGTATCTTATTTTTTTTAGCATACTCAAAATAACAAGTTCTATCACAGAATTTTTTATCTCTATGTTTATAATCTGTAACAAACATATTCGTACAATTCATACATTTTAATTCAATTTTCATAGGTAAATTATTTTTTAATGTAACAAACACCAATCTACATATAAATATAGGATATTTAATTAAAAAACAAAAACCCTCCTTTAAATCAAGGAGGGTTAATTTTTTGTGGTATTAAAATATATTAAATATTCTCAAACGAAGCACCTGTTGGGGTGATATAGAAAGTAATATCTATAAATTCTAACGAACGAGTTGGTTTAATATATATTTTACCTGTCAATTGGTTTCTATCCAAATCTGCAGGGTCTGAAGAAACCGTTACACGGAAATCATACAAACCTCTATCTCTTCTGATAGCATCTAATATTGGATTGACAGCATCTAAGAAATCTTGTCTTACTTTTTCGTCATTTTGTTCGAACAACAATCTAACTGAAACTGCAGATATAAGTTTTCTTGCTTGTAATAACAATCTTCTTACGTTGATTCTATCAAGAGCAGATTCTCTAATTTGCATAGTTTTGTTACCCCAAATAACTGTTCCTACATCAGAGAAAGTTGCGATTGGATTAATTCTACCTTTGTATAGAGTATCTCTTTCTTCTTGTGTAAGTTTTCTTCTCGCTTTGATTGCGTT